ATAATTACTCTTCTTCGGTCTTAGATGGTTTAGCCACAATACTAGCAGCCACCTCAATCTTTTTCGCTGCGATTGCGTCAGTAAGTTTCTGGTGAATTACTTCTTTAAAAGCCACGCCAGCTTCTACATTATTACCAGATTGAATTGCGTTAATTATTGTATCTGTACTCATTTCATTGTTCCTGTATTATATTTATAATATTTATAATCCCAACGCTACATTAAATCGAGATTAATATCGTCTGTGCCTTCGCCGTCTTTCTCTTCTTCTTCCATCTGCTTCTTGATTTCTTCAATGTCTTCGTCAGATTGCTTGAGAATATTCTTGCGAACCCACTGGTTTGAAACGTACTTACCAATATATTCATCTAATTGTGAAAGCATTTCAAACCGTTCTCTCAGAATCTCGTTTTGTTTTAGTTCTGAGAAATAGTTATCTTCGATATAATCGAAGGCGATATCTTCTTTCCAGGTATCCCAGTCTTGACGAGTAATAACACCCTTTAATAACAACTGGGTCTTAATCAGTTGTAAGAAAATATCAGAAAATCTTCTACGAAGTCTATCAATAAACTTCTTAAATTTAACTTCATCACGCGAGATCTCGGTGGATCTACCTAGCGTAAATGATGCTTCTTGTTCTAAACGATTCAATGGAACATTCAATGCTCTATATAGTTTCTTTTGAAAATACAGAATATCATCAATCTGCCCTAGGTTTTCACCGCCAGGAAGAGTAGTAATCTCTGTACCTCTACCGCCCTCTCTACGAGGAAGGAAGAAATCTTCAAGCATCGACATATGTTTACGATCGTCTTTAATATCACCAGTACTGGCATCGTATACCAATTTGTTTCTATACTGGCTCATAATACCACGTAGGTATTCTTCTGCTTTACCTTTCGGCAAGTTACCAACATCGATATAAAAAATTCGACGTTCAGGCGCACGAGAGATTCTATAAATTACTAATGAATCTTCCATCATGCGAAGTTGGTTAACAGGCTTAATTGCCTTCTGCATATGTGACAATATGCGCTTACGAGAAGGGTCAAGCATTCCGGATGTTGAATACGCAACAGAATCTTTATGAATCTTAAGTGCAGGTTGGCTTCCACCATACTGAGTCTGATACACGAAATATTCTGTTGAGGACTTAACTAATTTTGCCCCGGTTTTAGGATCTTTTTCTTCTTCTACTTCTTTGACTTTACGAAGCCTAATTGGGTCGATATAACGTAATTCTTTAATACCCCTTTTAGGATTCTTATTATCGATGATAATGTGATATGGTAATCTTCCGTCGATATACCACTTTCTAAAAAGGTCATGTCCAGTATTACTGAAATTCATCAATGACAATACAGAATCAAATTCTTCTCTTACTGCCTGTTTAATAGCATCCGAGACATCTAATTTGTCTAGTATAATATTAACAGGAGCTGAATCGTGGTCACCCACAATAGCTTCATTAACAATATCAGAGATTGCCGCATCGCACTCAGGTTGTGATGCAATATCACGATACTTAACAATAAGTTCAGCCTCGTTCTTAGCATTATCACCGTCTAAATCTACGTACGCACCGAAATGCCCACCGGTCGTAATTACGCCAGCGCCATCGCTTTCAGTGTCCGCAACAAAAGAAACTGGTTCTTCTTCGCTCTTTCTTTTTATTGAGAATCCAAAAAATTCTGCCATTTTACCTTCTATCCTATATAGTAACTATCGGGAGAGGAAATATCCCTCTCCCTTTAGTTTTATTTATACGCTTTTAAGAAGTTGTTCCTGATTCCCAGTACTGTACTTGGAGTTCAACAGTGAACTCTTCGATAGTATTTTCAGAATCATAACTAACATCAATCGCGCTCAAGTTAGTCGGGAAACAACCACGGACATCATATGTCTTGGTTACTTCACCGGCTTTATTCAACTGCTCGATAATAATATCGGCTTGATAGTCAGTTGGGTTAGAGAGTCCAGTGTTATTAACATGTTCGTTAATACCGTTCATCCATCTCTCAAATGCGTTACGAACTTTAAAATCTACGTCATTAATGATAGTAAGATTCATTGGTTCAAACGTTCTGTCACCAGCGATTTGCAACTGTCTTCCACGGAATGGAATCATAATTGGTGCAACAATCGATGCTGGCATCTGAGCGCCTTTACACATGAAGGATGTGAACTCTACATCACCTTGAGCATAACCCGGAAAGTTACATGTCACTTTGAACATGTTGGCCCGAGCACCGCCGCCGGTTAATTTTGACTTAAAGTCATCTACGCCTAAAATAGCCATTGTCTAATCCTCCCTATGATCCAGCAATTTCAGAGAACTCAACACCAGTTCTCGTTGCTATAAAGTTTAAAGTAATAAAGTTGATTGACCTAGCAGGCTTGATATACATGTCGCATACAAAACTGTTTGAATCAATAACTTGTCCAGTGTTGTTCGTTTCGTCACAAACAACTAAGAAGTCAGTTAAACCTCTACGACCTTTTACATCACGTAGGAAGGGTTCAACCATATTTCTAAATTGTGCTCTAGTGAACTCATCGTTGAATTCAAAGAGCGATGCTTTTGCCGCTGTAGCAATTGCTTTTTCCAGTACAATGAACAATCTACGAACATTGATTCTGTCAAAGGCAGAAGGCTTAGCTTGTAAAGTCTTATCACCAAACATTTGGATACCTTCGCCAGGGAATGCAACCAAAGGATTGATACGTGCTTTATACAGAGTGTCTCTATCTGCTTTCTTAGGATTAACTGCGAGCTTAACAACGTTACGAAGTTGGCCACGAGTCATGCCTGCAGGTGAGAACCATGCATCAGCCACTCGGTCAGTGTTGGCACAAAGGCCAGCGGTATGACCAGCAGCACCGATCCAGCGATATACGTCATTGTACTTATCGTACACATATACTGCGGAAGAATCGGTTACACCGTATGAGCTTGAAGGTAGGCCGTCAGCCCAACCTTTAATGTTAGCAATGGCAGATACTCCACCATTTACACTATCCTCAATCGGAGGAGAAACAAAGGCAACACAATCTTTACGTGCTTCTGCGATAGCAATCAAATACTTGGCCATAACGTCTGAGCCGTCAGCATCTGGGTATCCGAACAGAAGGTTAACATCGATGGTATCTGCATCTTCAAGAAGGTCGTAACCAGCTTGGAGTTCAGAAGTACCTACAGCATTATCTGTAGTACCGCCTGAAAGCGAGCTTGAAACAAGACCTGGGTCTGTGTACGTACTCGTTACTGCGAGTGCATCACCGCCATCGGTCAATTCCGCTGCGTGTGATCCCCAATAGATGTATTGTGATTTTGTGTTAATTACGTTTTTATAGAAGTTTGAACTTCCATCAGTTTTTTTAGCGTCGCTTGCTTGAGACAAGAATGCGTGAGTTTCTAGAACTGTTCCTGGAGTACCAGAGATTGCGCCATCTTCGTCAATTACCGCTACGTGAATTTCATCACCTGCGGATGGTTTGCCGAGATTTGTTGCGTACTCAGAAGTACCTGGGGCAGCGTCGAAGCTGCCGGCTGCAGTCATAGTAGCAAATCCAGTTGGTCCTGCGATTTCCACTTTAAGCGAGTTGCCAGAGGCTCCTTGCTTTCGTGCAATCCAGACCGAACTAGCTACTGGTGCATAGTCGTCTTCATTCGGGATATCGGCAGGAGTACCGGAAGCAGTTGCGTTATCGGCTCCAGAGCCAACTACACGAACTACTTTCAGTGCATTGCCATATGCAAGAAATGAAGCTGCGGTTAAAAAATATTTTGCTGTATCGTCGTCCGGTTTACCAAATACTTCTGCAAGGTCCTTTTCAGACCCGACGGTTACTACTTGGTTTACTGGACCCGATGTGAATGCTCCCACAAAGCCACCAATACTGGTGGATACTGCAGGAACAACGTTGGTGGCGTCAATTTCTTTGACTTCAACGCCTGGTGAGACTTGAAATGCCATTGTCGTGTCCTCTTCAATAGGTTAATAAGTGTGTGTTTAACATAATACGGTTTAATTCTTTCAATACTATTATTTATAACATTGTGGTTTCTATGAACTCATATATTTATATGTTTCGCTGCATTGTTTACGGAAATGATTTCCACAACATTCCGCCAATTCTTTCCATATCATCTTCGTCATATGCATCAGATGATATAATTCCAAACGGTAACATATCATCTTGTATCGCTTGTAACTGTTCACGATACAATAGGTTCTTCATATTGATATCAGTAATACCATTAAAGATATCAGTACTAATAAACCATCCGAACATAACCAGATTCATCATTAAATCATCGTGATTACTACCAGACGCTTGATATGAGTTACCCTTGGCCACAAATGTTCCCATCTCGATAAGACTATTTGCATCTACAATTTCTAATTTATTTTGTTCAACGAGATCCTTAATATTAGAACAACCAATACGTTTTACCCTACGAGTCATTGTAGCACCAATAGAATTGGCCTTTACTTGAGATTCTACAAACATATGTTCATATTC